ATTGGAAGAGGTGGGAAGCATTGGCACTGGCATAATGCTGATCAAGCGCGAGGTGTTTGAGGGCATGAGCGAGCCATGGTTTGATATGCCTTGGCAGACGACCAGAGGCTACATGGGAGAAGATGTGTTCTTTTGTAAGAAAGCTCAAGAGCTTGGCTACAAAGTCTACATCGACCATGATGTCTCAAAGGAAATTGGCCACATTGGCACATTTGAATTTCGCCATGAACACACTTGGATTGTGAAAGAGGAAATGGAAAAAGAGGCCCAATAATGGCACTGACTACATACACAGAGCTGAAGACATCCATTGGCGACTGGCTTAATCGGTCGGACCTGACTTCTGTCATTCCTGACTTTATCTCTCTGGCCGAGGCACAAGTGGAACGTACACTGCGCACCAGGCAGATGATCGTCAGGGCCAATGCGTCTTTTGATGCGGAATATGGCGCTGTGCCAAGTGACTTTTTGGAGACCAAGTCTCTTAAATTGACAAGCACAAACCCCCAGACCCCATTGGAATTTTTGAGCATTGATGCCTTGGACAACAAGGCGGCTGAATACACTGGAAGTGGCAAGCCTAGATTCTTTGGTGTGGTCGGTGGCCAATTCCGAATTGTCCCGACACCAGACGCAACATATACAACTGAGCTGACCTATTACGCAAAGTTGGCAAAGTTATCAAATGCCAACACGACCAACTGGCTTTTGACTGCAAACCCCGACATTTATCTGTATGGATCGCTATTGCAGGCTGCACCATACTTGCAAGATGATGCGAGAATCCAGACATGGGCAACACTCTATGAGCGAGCCTTGAACGACTCACAAACTGCCGATGATCGCGGTGCATCTTCTGGTGGTGCATTGCTGACCCGTGCAAAGACTTTTGGATAAGGACTGTATATGTCATCTTTTACCGACTACACCGAAAACCTAGTTTTAACCTGGCTGCTGACCACTGGCTCGGCCACACGCCCCACGGCTTGGTATGTTGGCCTATTCACGGCTGCACCCAGTGACACGGGTGGCGGCACTGAGGTGTCTGGCAACGCCTATGCGCGAGTGGCCACCGGCACGATCACTGTTTCTGGCACAAGCCCCACAAACGCAACCAATGCAGCGGCCATCGAATTTGCAGCTGCCTCCGGTGGAAACTGGGGATCAATTGGCTGGGCCGGCATTTTTGATGCAAGCACTGGCGGTAATCTTTTAGCCTGGGCAGCGCTGACCACAGCACGCACCATCAATGATGGCGATGTGCTGCGCATTCCAGCTGGCGACCTTGATGTCACATTGACATGACATGGCAGCATACGGCTCTGGCCCATATGGACAAGGAAAGTATTCCTATGGCGTAAGCCTTGGGGCGGTTACTTTCGCGGCCACCAGCACGGCTGCATTCAATGGAGAGCGCGTCTGCAAAGGCGCGTTTTCTGTTTCGGCATCAAGCACAGAGACTGTCTCGGCCACTGTAGTCAAGACGGCATCTTTCTCGGTTTCAGCATCTAGCAGTGCATCAGCTGCTGCGCAAAGGGTGGCGGTGGCACAAGCCACGGCCTCTAGCACCAGCACCATGGCCGCAAATGCGGTGCGGTATGCCATAGGTGCATCGACCTTTGCGGCAAGCTCTAGCGCCAGCTTTGCGGCCACCAGAGTGGCCATTGGGGCATTTGCATCGGTGGATGAAAGCACCATGTCGGTGGCAGCCGTCAGGGTCCCACTGGTCCAAATCCTGATTGAAGACTTTGCCACAATGACTGTGGCCACCAGCGTGATCGTCAACCAGGCTGTGCTGATTGCAGCCCAGTCTGAAATGACAGTCAATAGCACTCGCACACAAACTGGTGCAATTGATTTCACTTGCCAGTCATCCATGACGATTGCTGGCAATCTAAAATGGGTCCCTGAGTCTGACACGGCAGAAACTTGGGATGCAATTTCTGACAATTCAGAGACTTGGACACCGATCACAGACACATCAGAAACATGGGATGCAATTGCAGATAGCAGTGAAACTTGGACTGCAATTGCGGATAATAGTGAATCTTGGCAAATAGCCGCATAGGAGCATTAAATGGCAGATTCCACAACGACCAATCTATTACTGACTAAGCCAGAAGTTGGCGCTTCAACAGATACCTGGGGAAGCAAAATCAACACTGACCTGGACACCATTGACGCATTGTTTGATGCTGGCCCGTTACTTAAAGTCACCAAAGGTGGCACTGGCGTAGGAACAAGCACAGGCTCTGGTAATAATGTATTGTCAACAAGCCCAACGCTAGTCACCCCAATTCTTGGCACACCTACCAGCGGAACGCTGACCAACGCCACTGGCTTGCCTTTGACCACAGGCGTGACTGGAACTTTGCCAGTAGCAAATGGCGGTACAGGACAAACAAGCTACACAGATGGTCAACTTCTAATCGGTAACAGCACAGGCAATACGCTGACCAAGGCGACATTGACTGCGGGAACAAACGTCACGATTACCAATGCTGCGGGGGCAATTACGATTGCGGCTACTGGTGGTGGCTCAAGCCAATGGACAACTACTGGTTCTGATATTTACTACAACACAGGTAAGGTTGGTATTGGAACAACTGCACCAGCAGCAAAACTTGAAATATCAGGTACTTCATCAGAAGTTGTAAGACTGTATGCACCAGAAACAACTGGGGAAGGGATGTCTATTGAATGGATGTCTGGTTTTGGTTCAAACAGAATAACTGCTGATATTGAATCTGATGCTAGTGGTGGCGGTGGTAATTTTGTTATTCGAGTTGCAGATACATCAGCGGCACTACAGGCAAGGCTTTCAATAAATAACGAAGGAAATACAACCTTTGCAAAGAACATTTCTGTAGGCAATGTAACCCCAACTACATCAGGTTTTGGCATCACATTCCCCGCAACTCAATCAGCATCATCAGACGCTAATACGCTAGATGACTATGAGGAAGGTACTTGGACACCTAGTGATGGAAGTGGGGCTGGGTTAAGCATTACGTTTAATAATGCGACTTATGTAAAAATTGGGCAAATGGTTTATGCTCAATGCAGTATTACTTATCCATCAACTGCTAACACAGCGGGGACTCAAGTAAATGGTTTGCCATATACAGCAAACTCTACTGGGTTTTGGGGCGGTTCAATGAGATATACAACTTATACAGGATTTGTAATGTCGGCAACAGCACCATCTGCAACTAATTTTGCGCTTTATACAACTAATGGCACTCAACTGTTAAATGCAAATGCAAGCGGATACAGATTTGATTGTGTATTTATGTACAGAGCATCAGCCTAATTAACCTTAAAGGAAATAATCATGTCACTCACCAAACAAACAGTCGTTGACCTAATCACAGTTGAAGAAAACGGAATCATTCTTTATCGTGAATCAACCAAAATTATTGAAGATGGAAAAGAATTAAGCAAGTCTTACCATCGTTCAAGCCTCATACCCGCACAAGACCTGACAGGCGTTCCCGCTAATGTCGTTGCAATCTGCAATCTGACTTGGACTGCTGAAGTTATTGCGGCTTATCAAGCGGCACAGGCTGCGTCTGAAGCGGCTCGAAATGCCTAATCATGGATGCCGACACTGACAAGCGCCTGGCGGTGCATGAAGCCATTTGCGCAGAGCGATACAACAACATCGACAAGTCACTGCGCGATGGCGACAAGCGCATGACCAAGATTGAATATCTGCTCTATGCAGTGATCTTGGCCGTCTTATTTGGACCAGGCGTGGCTGCCGAATTCGTCAAGAAGATTTTCGGGCTATGAAAGACTGGGCCGTGGCATTTATTGCTGCGGCCTTACTGACGGCCACCATCATTTGGTGCTTTTTTGTCATCATTGCGTTTTGGCCATGATCTATGCTCTGGTCCTACTAGCAGCTTCTGAATATCGATGCACCAGGTGGACATGGACTGGTGATGTCTACAATCGGAAGGTTGTTTGTCTCAAGTGGGAGAAGAGGAAATGATCGATCCAATCACGGCACTAGCAGGGATACAAAGCGCCATCAGCATGGTCAAGAAGGCTGCGGGTGTTGCCCAAGACCTTGGCTCACTTGCGCCAATGATTGGCAAACTTTTCGATGCCAAGTCAACTGCCACAAAGGCCATGCTTCAAGCCAAGCAGTCTGGCAAGGGCAGCAATATGGGAACAGCCCTCCAGATCGAGATGGCACTGGAACAGGCCAGAGCATTTGAGGAAGAGCTAAAAATGCTTTTCATGCAGACAGGCAAGATTGATGTTTGGAACAAGATTAAGGCTCGTCAAGCAGAGATGGACTTGGCTGATGCCAAAGAGATAAGTGCTTTAAAAAGAGCAGAGAAAGCAGCCAAAGAAAAAGAACAAGAACAATTAGAGATTGGTTTGGCAATAGGTGGAATCTTCTTTGTTTTGTTTTTAGTCTTTGTTGGCATTTATGAGTTGATGGAATTCTGTCAAACAACCAGAAGGTGTGGTCGGTGAATGAGTATCAGAAGACTTTTGATTTATGCCTAAAGATATTCGTTTACGGATGTGTGGCTTTATATGCCCTTGGCTTCCTCAAATTTTTGCCTGATGACTTGTCAGACCGAATCGTCAATTTACTGCTTGGAAAGGTGGGGCTTGGAAAATGAAAATCACGGCTTACCAGATCAATGCCAATATGCTGAGAGAGGCCCAGAGGGTGATGCATCAGCAGAATCTAAAGCAGCTGGAGATTTTGAACAGGCAGGCAGAACTGGCGCATAAGACCAAAGAGATTAAGACAC